GACCGCGCTGCTCGAACAGCCGACGGCCTAAGTCATCATCGACCCGACGAAGCGCCAGCCAGGTCCAACGGGACTCGAACGGCATCGCGGCGGCGCTCACCTCGCCAAGCCAGTGTGTCACGGTGCCGCTCATCGCGCACCTGCCATCGACGGGCGGTAATCGAGCCGGCTGACCGACCCCGATTGCCGGAGGGCGCAGCACTTCAAACGTCGTTCCTTACTTACCCCTATACACATGTGCATATACGTACATGTACACAGATATAAATATTTTAGAGGAAGAAGTGCTGCGGTGCTGCGCCGCCCGCTATGATGTTGCGTCGGTTGAAGAATTTCCGCAGCACTTTGCAAATTGGAAGTGTTGCGCAGCACTTCCAATGTGCTGATAATAAAATTGCGCAGCACGTTGGAGTTATCTCGCAGCACGTTGAAAATGCCTCTGCAGCACATAGAAATCGACCTAAAATCGCGGTGCATTTCCGTCCTCCTGATTGGCGTTTGGCAGCAATTTGTTCACGTCGGATTTGGTCAGCGAAGTGCCCTTTGAACCGCCCTTCAATTGCGGTCCTTGGTTGTGCAGGTCCCAAAGGAGCAGCCCTTCGTCGCTCAACTGGAGGCCGGTGACGTACCGTCGGCCGCTGTGATCGGTCATCTCGCCAGCCCATGGAGCGGCGGCCCGGAGCCGTGGGAAGAACGCGCGGGCGCCGAATGCGCGCGCCTCGTCGCCGTCTTGTTCGCGCTGCCAGCCGTGATAGGCGCACATGATATCGCCTCGGCTGACCCGGCCGTGAGGCGTCCGCACCACTGCCGCCCGAGCCCATTCCCCGACGGGATTATTGTCGTCCTTGAAGCGCTGGATCGTATTGCGGACGCTATCGGGAAGGTCGTAAGAGCCGCGCTCCAGCAGCCTCGCAAGGCCTTCCAGCGCCCAATTGAGAATGCCGGGCCCCTCACTCGCCATGATGTGCTGGCCTAGCGTGACGCCGCGCGGAACGCCCATACGGGTGCGGGCTTGGTGCGCTGCCTGTTCGCTCACCTCGTTGGTCATTTCCAGCACGATTGCCCGGTTGAAGATGGCGTCGGATTTATCGCGCGCCTTGGGCAATGCGTTGGTGGTGAGCAGGACCGGCAGCGCCAGTTCGACGCCGGATATGGCGGGGCGATGCTTGCGCTCGATATCGATCGGCTCGCCGGTCACGATGGTTTTGAACCGTTGTGGGTCGAGGTCGTCGCCCTCGTTGATGGCGTCGTCACGAATCCACGCTGCTGCGTCATAAAGCGAACTGAGCCCGAACCGCTCACTGATCTCGGCAACCGACGGCGTGGCTATCGGATCGCCAATCAGCAGACGAATGATGCGCGACAGTTCCGTCTTGCCGGTGCGCGACGGGCCGACCAGGATCAGCGCCTTGCGCTCTTCCCGGCTCAGATGGCTGACCGCCATAGCCGATCCCATCCAAGCCTTAATGACATTGCCGTACGCATCAGCATCGGTCTGTCGGTCACTGAATAGCGACGTGACGAAGTGGCAAAACTTGGGGCACGTCGCGGCCGGATCGTATTCCACGCCGATCTTGCGCCGCGCGTACCAGTGCGGGCCGTGCGGGTGAAACTTGCGGCTTTCGACCTCCAACACGCCATTACGGCATACTATCAGGTCGGACGATGCCCATTCGACCACGCGCTTGAACAGGCTCGGGTGCTCCGTCAGGCGCTTGTAGGTTGCCGTCAGGCTGGCAGGCTTCGCTGGCTCGCCCAGCGTTTCAAAGCCTTCCTGAATCAGCGTAAGTATCCATTGCTGGTCGGCCGGCGTCATGACGTGCCAGATGCCGTCGGCGTAGATCCAGACCTCGCCCTCGCTCAGCAAGATGTCCTGCCCGTTGGCGCGGATCGTCTCGATCACGCCGTCGGCAACCACGGAAGGAACGATCTGCTTGTCGCTCGTGGCCGGCTTTTGCTTGGCCTTCCGACGCTCTGCCAGACTGACAACGGCGGCACTGGCCTGCCCGCCGGCGCCGTTCACTTCCATTTCACGCTGTCTGGCGTTGGACAGAACGGCTTCCGACTGCTGTTTGGAACGGGCTTGTGCCGGCGGGTGTTTTTTGACCCATGCTTCGCACATGCGCTCGATGGCGCGTTCTTCCCGCTTCCAGTTCCAGCGCGCGCCGTAGGGGCCGGCAGCCGCTTTGGTCGCGGTCATCACGATATCTACGACCTCGCGCAGCGGCGTGCCGCCGTTCAATAGCGAGGCTGTTACGGCAAGTTGGGTCTGATGAATCGCGCTATCGCCGCCACCCATGTAGGACATGACTTGCAGGCGCCGCTCCACGTCGATCGATGGTTTGAAACCGAGCTGCGCCGCCGCGATCAGAAACGGATTGTCTGTCGGCGTGGCCGACGGCCGCTCCTTGCGGAGGATGACCGGCGATGTCTCGCTCAGCCACTCTTCCAGATCATCCAGTTCATACCGACGGCTGCTATCTAGATGTTCAATGGTGACGGCTGTGTATGCGCCCTGCTTCGTATTGTGCGAACCTGGCATCCGCATGAGGCGGGCGACTTCGCAGACACTGGTGTCCCCGCCGACGGTGTCCGCCAGCAGCCGTAGCGCATCCTCGATCCGGTCGAAATGGTCGCGCTCCATCGCTTCTTTGAACAACCAATAGGCGTGAACCCCGTTGCCGGATTTGACGATGATCGAGGGCGGTAACCGCAACTGGCCCAGCTTGCGGAGCACGTCGGACAGGCTGTCCAGCACATCCTTAAGATCGATGTCGGCATGAAGGAACGCGATCTCTGCCACGTTCTCCTTTAGCCGTTTGGCGCTCTTGAGCGTCCCGACACAGAAGAACAGGCCGCGCTCGGGTTGGTCCCACTTGGCGATGAATTTCGTGATGTCGCTCAGGTCACGCGTGTTGACCATGCGTGGCGCGTGCGGCCCGTCCCGATCGTTGCCAAGCGAACAGACGTGGACCGGCATTTCGGTCGTCGTGCCGAAAACCGCCTTGATAAATTCAATCGTCTGTTCGGTCACGCCCTGCCCCTTAGTCCGTCATCCTGCCATTTACTCCTGCTACGCAATGCTTACTGGCCGTCTTGACTCCACCTGGCGCTGGGCCAAGGTGGTAAAACCCCGGCCGGCGTTGGAGCGCCGGCCGGGTAGCTCGTCTGGTTAGAACCGGGTCGCAGCGGCAGCGCCCTTGCCCGTCGCCTTCTTGGCAGCGGCGGGCGCTGCTTCTTTCGCCGTCTCGTCGTCGTTGGAATTGTCGTTGTCCAATGCCTCGGCAAACTCAGCCTTGGCCGCCCAGCCGACGACTTCGAAAATCGGGAATTTGATCCGGCCATAGGCCTTGTTCGAATGCTGGTATGATCCGACCTTGAGCGCGATGATCGGGAATTCGTCGGGCCGCTGGCGCATCGCCTTTCCATAGGTTTTGCAAAGCTCACCGATGGCGTTGAGGCCACCCCGGCTGCTCGTGGTGAACGTGAAGAGATTGTCTACGTCGTTCTCACCCGGCGTTTTCAGGATCAGGTAATTGGAGAACTGCCACGGATCGCGCTCGCGCCCCTGCTCGTCGGTTTCCCAGCGCGACTTGTCTTCATCGCCCAGTGAACCGCGCTTGGGCGGCTGATAGCCTTCCGAGACGCGCCCCATGATCTGTTCTTCGGGCTTGCTGTCGGCCCACTTGATCCAGCCGACCATCAGTTCGTCCATGTTAGCGACGTACTGTGTGCCCTCTTCCACCTCGTCATTGTTCTCGCCAACGCGGTAATCACCCTTGGAAAACTTCAGGAGCTTTCCGACAATAGACTTCTGCGAAACCTGATCGCCGTAGTCCTGGAAGTAGTTTCCAGTGACGGCGCCGACAGCGGTACTAGCATTCTGTGTTGCAAGATCGTTCATTGTGTTTTGCTTTCTGCTTGTTGTTCAGGCGGCGGCGGATGCCGGAGCCTGGGTTTCCACACCAGCGGATGCTGGCAGTGAAATGGTGAGCCTGTCGGTCGGTTCGCCAACAGTGCTGAATTGTTCGATGTCTACGCCGGCCGCGATGGCGGCTTGCTGGATGGCCTTGTTGTTGTAGGACTGCCGGCCCTTGACGTGAGACCAGCTAACAATGCCGGGGATCTTCCGAACGCCCTTTTCCCGTAGCCGATCCCTGATCGCCTGCTGCACTGTCCTGAGTTCGGCTTCCGTCGCCTTACCGTCGGCTTCGAGCCGCTTGGCGAGCGCGGCCATGTCGGCCATCTCGGCTGCGAATTGCGGATCGGGTTTGGCCTCTGCTTCTGGCACTGACCGGCGCGTGATGCCGCAAGCCCTCGTGAATGGGCAGTATTCGCAATCATGGCCGCCTGCGATCCAGCCTTCTGGCTTCAATTCGCTGGCGCTGGTCGCCGTCATGATCTGAGCGGCGCGGGCCTTCCCAACCTCGTACACCTGTGGATCAAATGGAATGACGAACTCTTTGATCTCGCTCCAAAAGGACGCATCGGTATAGGACAGGATCGAATGCGTCGGCTTATAGGGCGTCATTTCGCGGATGAGGCCCATTTGAATGTGAGTTTGAAAAACGTTCTCAACCTTGGCTTCCGTCAGATTGGTGCGCGGGTCAGCGGTTTTACATTCCGCACAAACCTCTGCGCCGCTGCCTGGCGCAACCTCATTGGGCTGCAATCCGGTCAACAGCCCGTCAGGCGTGGCCGAGAGGAAGCCACTGACAAACGTTTTCTGCTCGGCACCGGCGAATAGAAGCCGGTCGCCATAGGCGGCCCGCATCGCCGGCACCCAGAAGTGATTTTCATAGAACGAGCCACGGACCTTGGCGCCCCAGCCGTCCACATACTCAGGATCGCGTTGGGCCCCATATGTCGGATCGCCCTCGTTCTTGAGCCAGAACACCTTGCGGTCGCATTGGCCCACATCTGATGCGCCGACGGTTTGCGACCGATCAGATGCCCACTGGCGTTCTGTG